AAGTTCAAGCCGCAGCTGAAAAATTAAAATCTCGTGGAGTTCAAGCGGCTGGAAAATTTCTTCCAGTATCTGGGCCAGAAAGATTTGCACGAGGTGGAATTGAAGGATTTGAAGGGGGACAATTTGCGGCCAGACAAGCTTTAAGAGCCGCAGAAGATAGAACCGGAACGGCTGGTGTTTTCGCTGGGCCAGAATTATTTGACGCCGCAAGAGAAGAAGCCGCTCAATTTGGAGGAGAAGTGACAGATATTGGTGGAGGAGCAGAACGAGCTTCTCTCGGTCTTGGGTCTGGGGCAGAAACAGCAGCTACTGCGATAGGCGGTGACCCTCGTTTTGGATTAGATGACACGATTCCAGAAGCATCGGAAAGGTTTGGATTAGATGACACGGTAGAAACAGCATTTGATCGTAGGGCTGGTATTCAAACAACCGCCGATATAGCCGATGAAACTGGTGCGACAACAGAAGGTGAAAGAGCTTTGGCGAGTGGTGGTGAAGCCGCAGAAGATGTTGGAAGGGGAATTCAAACATCAGCCGATGTTGTGAAAACCGGAGCCAAAGAAGCCCTTGGAACTTTCGCTCGTGGAGCTGCGGCTGGTCTTGGTGGTGCATTAGATATTTACAAAGATGTTGAACGAGGAAGTATTGGAGATAATTGGGAACAACAAGTTGGAAATGTGGGAAATATAGTTGGAAGTGGATTAGAGGTTCTTGGACTTGCGACCGCATGGACTGGGCCTTTGGGAATTGGTTTAGAAGCTCTTGGGGCTGGTATTTCACTTGGTTCAACCGCATTTGAAACATACGGAGATGTAAAAGCCGGAGAAGAAACAGACAAACAAACCACAAGTGATATTGAAAGTGAAAGACAATCCGCAGTTTCTTCTCAAACTATTGAAAAAGCGGTTGGAAGGGCTGAATCATGAAAAATTAAATTTTCACATTTTTTTAAAGATTTAATATTTTTTTTAATTTTATTTTTGATATTTATTTTATATTATATATTTATAAAATGAGTTCTTATTGGAGAAACGATGACAAGATAAAAGTGTCGCAAACAAAAATTTCTGTCCCTTCAACCAACGGACAAAGTTATTCTGGAAAAGCTGGTGATGGTGGAAAACGAGTTGATTTTGAAATCCCTCCAAATGTTAAGTTCATGGACGGAAAAAATTCATATTTACAATTTGATGTTAAATTAAAAGTTCCCACCGGAGGAACACCAACTCGCCTTCAACTTGATCCATTTATTGGAGGTCAAAGTTTAGTTAAGAATATAAGAATATATTCCGGAAATCGTGGAGTGTTACTTGAAGAAATTGCGGATTACAATGCAAAAGTACAAATGGAATATTCTTACAATCAAGATGAAAGTTTAAGAAAGATGAGAGCTTTGAAGGAAGGTTGTCTTGTAAGTTCTATCGCCAATCGTGGAACAGAGGGGACATCGGAAAGTAATCTAATTGACCTTAATTCCAATCCATACTATGGCCCACGAGCCACAGCTGGATCAACTGATTTTGGAAATGATGATTTCACCACAGCCAAAGTTTGTCTCCCAATCCATACTGGTATTTTCGCCGATAGTGACAAAATTTTCCCAGTAATGATGACGCAAGGTCTATATATTGAAATTGACCTTGAAGACGCTTCTCGTTGCATCAAGGTTTTAGACAGCGTCAATCGTAATCGTAGAATGAAACAGAACCCTCATTTCCATGGTAGAGATGCGGCCGGTCAAGCTCTCACAGTAGCTGATGTTGCGAGAACTGAAATTTTCCTTGGACTTCAAAACAACATGAGAAGTGTTGCAGATTGTCCTTTTGTTCGTGGTGAAAGAATTGGAATATGTTCCAAGACCAATCCAGATATTCAAGCTGAATTGGTGAAAACTTCTGATGATAGTGCGATTTATCCAAAAATTGAAGATATAACCGTTGATGGTGGTTTTGTAAAACTAACGGTTGAATCTTTCAAAAATAAAGCTGTTAATGGTTCATCAATTGAAGTAACATCAAACAATTTCATTGTATTCTCTGCGGCTATGGATACAAAACGATTAAGATTGAATGCATCTGGTGCAACCACAGCCGATGTTGATATTCAACCAACAACTCAATATGACGCTGAATATGAAATTTCCAAAATGGAAATGGTCGTCCAACAAGTTGAACTCGATTCAAGATATGAAGCCGGTATGATGGCGAAAATGAAAGATGGTGGTTCTCTTGAACTTGATATTCATTCGGCGACCAATTACAAACATTCACTTTTATCCACCAATCGTAATGCGACAGTGAATCTTGATGTTACAAATACAAGGGCGAAATCATGTTTGATTATTCCAACTGATGCGACTGTACTGAATACGGCTCAATTGATTGGCGGTTTATCCGCAACTTATGATGAAGAAAGAATCGCAGCCACTGATGGAAGACTTCATTCAATTCGCTCCGGTCAAGTTGGAATTATAGATGAATTAACTTCATATCAATTTGTTATTGATGATAAACTTGTTCCTTCTCGTCCAGTAAATGTTGGAAAGATTAACAAGGGAAAATCAATTTCGGCTCAACCTCTTATTGAACTGGAAAAGGCTCTTAATCAAGCTAAAATCATTCCTCGTTCTTTCTGTGATTACAACAGAAATTTCGTCATTGGAAGAGCTTATGCATTGAATGATGGTGTTGCAAATCTAAACAATAGATCAAACCAGTTACAACTATTATATAATCAGAGTAAAGCCGATGGAACTGATCTCCCACCACAACACAATAAGCTTCTCATGTCGTTCATTTATCACATAAGACGCATCAGTATCAAGGGTGATTCAATTGTTGTATCTCTATAAATTATTTTCTATTGATTTAATTTAATTTATTTTTTCTTAAAATTTTTATATAAGTATAAATATAAAAATGAGTAAATATTTAACTTTGAATGCAAATAATGTCCCAGCCTCTGGAAAGGTTTCATTCGCTCGTGGAAATCCAGTACTAACTGCGACGATTGGAAGACAAAACGCCACCCTTGATTTAAGTTCTATTCGTCTTAATGGTAAGTTAAACATTTGGAGAGATGCGGCCGGAACTCTTCACCCAGTTTCCGATAATGCTTCGGCTGGTCGTCTTCGTGCGTCTCACAAACTCGGAGCTTTTGGAATGATAGACCAGCTTGTTTTCCGTCACGCTGAAACAAAACAAGTCATCGAACATATCAGACATTATGGCCGATTTATGTCTTCTTATATGCCGGTTATGGCTGGAATGCAAGATGTATCCGGTCATTTATCTGAAAACGCTCTTATTATGCCGAATTATCGTGCGTTTCGTGATTGTGTAGTAAGAAACACAACCTATTCGCCATTTTCTATTCCACTTCCCTCTGGCCTTACTCTTGGTGGTTCAAAACTTCCTCTTTCAAAACTTCCTCTTGAAATTGAAATTCACCTCGCACCAGATAGTCAATTCTTTTATTCTGCGGACGCAACCACAACTGGAATCCAAGACGCATTTTATGAAATAAATGATATTGAAATAACATGTGAAGTGATGGAAGGTGACGCATCACCAGATGCCGGAGCTTTTGTTTTCAATTCTATTACATCATATTTCAACACTCTTGAATCCACCAATTCTATCATCAATTATAATCTCGGTCTTTCAAAGGTTCTTGGAGCGTTTGTCAATTTCGTTCCTTCTTCATTTGTTAATAATTTAAGCCAAGATGGATATTTGACTTATATGCCTTCCAAGAAAATCACCGGAGCTGGTGGAGATGGTGGTGGTGAAATTGGTGACCTCCTCACAATTTCTTTCCTCCGTAATGGCGAACGCTTCCCAGAAAATTTTGAAACCAAATCCATTTATTCTTCAACAAATGTTGTTTCTGTTGTAGATCCCCAAGTCATCAAGGGTTTCTTATCATCTATTATTCCAGAAAAAGACCATCACAGAACATCGGCCGGCCCAGAGAACACCAATCGTAACTATAAAGTCAATGCAGCGACGGCTGATGGTTACAGACTTATGCCGGACACCGGAGCGACCTATGGTGTCGGAGTACTTTATGACATGTTAGATTCGGAAGGTGTAGATTTCAGTCAAGCTCAATTTTCTATTCAGATGACAAACGAACTTGATGATGGAAATCCAGTATCGGCTTATTTATTCATTAAGTCAAAGGTTGTTGTCGCTTGGTCTGCAACCTCCGGAATTCAAGTAATCTCTTAAATTATTTCTATTCATTAAGATTTTTTAAATTTTATTTTTTCATAATTTTTATATAAATAAATATATAAAAATGGATAGAACAAATGATTCCGCACCAGATGTTTCCTCGGACCAGATTCCAAACCTCATCAAAATTGGAGCTATTCCTTCGGAGTACGGACAGACCTTATCAACTGATATAATTGACCCAGTAACCTTCAATCAGAACCGAATGCGATTCACCATGTCAAGGGTTTCTGGATTCTTACATTCAAAATCAAAAATCACTTTGGCTGTAACTCCCCTCACAAATTCTTCCGCATATTATCCAGTAAATATTGGAGTATCTCAATTGATTCAGTCAGCTGAACTTCGTGTTGGAAACAAGACGATTTGTCAAGTTGATGATTATGCAACCTTTCACGCATATCAATCATTATTCATAACAAATGAAAATAACAAAGAAAGAGAACAATATTTATCACAGAGATTGATGTCACACAAACCTCTCTATGATAATAATCGTCAAGCCGATGACACCAAGAATGCCGCCGCCAAGGTCACTCTTGATACTGGTTTAAATCCGGTTGTAAATACTGCGAACGACGCAGCGACATTCAAGCTTCTTCCGTTCCAATTACATGACGCAACCTCGGCTGATACTGTTAGTGAAGCCCCAGTTTATTCTGTTTATCTTTCGGACTTGTTCCCCTTCCTCCGAACTAATCAACTTCCAGCTTTTATGATAAATGAAGAAATTCATGTTGATATTACATTCCAAGATGGAGTTTCATCTTTATCTGGTGGAGTTCAGTCTCGTCGTCTATGTTGTGCGGAGGGCGAAACAGAGACAGTTGATTATCAGATAAATCAAGATGAATGCAAACTCATTTATGATTCCATTTCTTATGATGGAGAAGTTATGAGAAAATATGCAGAACAAAACAAGCGACTTGTTTTCCAATATGTTGATTATCGTTTAGCCAAGAGAACCGGCCCCCAAGGTGACTTCACCAACTTGACATTCCAGCTTGGCGGAAATGGTCGTCTTGTTTCAAAGGTTATGTTTGCATTACAGAAAAATGGAAACTATGTCGCCGAATCTCTCATGAATGGTGATGGTGTTGCGAAGGCTGTTCCAACCGCTGATGAATTAGCTGTGAATTTAAGGTACAATGACCGATTTGAATATTCTGTTGATCGTAAAAATAAAGCTCTTTTATTCACTACAACTCAACAGAGTGAAGGCCAAGTTCCTATGGTTACTCGTGATGAATATCAGAACAATGGAGTTTCCGCTTTAACGACAAACACACTTGAAGGTCACGACCAATCCGGAGCTGATGATGGTCTTGGTGGAAATTTCAATTGGACTGCAATCCGTCTCAACAAGGGCGAACGAGTAAATAATAAGGGTCTTGAATTAACATACAAGGCTCCCAATCTTGGAGCCGATACATACACTCTCCGTTGTTATTTAGAACTCTTAAAGGTCGCAACAATTGAAGATGGAGTTATGAATTGTTATTTCGCTTAAATTATTTTCTAAATAATAATATAAAAGATGTGGAAAATTGAATGTTTGAGAAAATGCAAAAAATGTGAAAGTTACAAACAAAAATATTTAAGTCAAAAAAAACATGTTGAAGAATTGGAAAAATATATTGAATCAATTCTCAAAACTCAAAAAGAGATTGTAAAATTAATGGAACAATTAAATGATAAAAAATAATCTTTTTTTTTATAATTTTATTCTTAAATTTAAAATCTATTTTTATATATAAAATATGAAAATAGTTTCAAAAGATCCAAGTGAAGATATAAAAGAAGCGAGACCACAATTAAGAACAACAACCATAAAACAATATGAAACCAATCTCAACAAGTTAAAGAAAATGTTTGAATCTGATGATTATTCTTTCTTGGATAATCCAGATAAAGTTATGGAAAAAATTGAAAACTTACATTATACAACACAAAGAAATTTCTTGAATGCAATTATTGTACTTTTGATGGCTTTGAATCATGATGAAAAATATGATAAATTAATAAAAGATTATGGAAAATTAAGAGATGATTTCAATTCTAAATATGAAGAAGAACAACAAAGTGGAGTTATATCTGATAAACAATCAAAGAATTTTGCGACCATTGAAGAGGTTTATGAAATGATAAATAAGATGGCGGAAGAATTGAAACCAATTAAGAAAAAGAAACCAGAAGAACTCACAAAGAAGGAACGCAATCTTCTTCAAATGTATGTTATATTTTCCATTTATTCAAAATATCCAATGAGAAATGATGTAGCTGGAATGGAATCGATTCAAAAGAGAGCTTATAACAAATTAAGTGATAAAGAAAAAGAAGAGAACAATTATCTTGTAGTTCATAAGAATGGAATGTTTTTTGTATTGAATAAGTACAAAACATCAAAAAAATATGAAGAATTAAAAATTGAAATAGAAGATCCAAATGTTAAGAAATTATTGAGATATTATTTAAAAATAAATGGAATGGGTGTTTTGTTTAAATCATCAACTGGAAAACCTTTAACAAGAATTGAATTATCAAAAAACATGTTAAAGTATAGTGAAAAATATTTAAATAAAAGAATATCAACAACTCTTTTAAGAAAAATTTATCTATCATCAAAATATGGTGATATGAAAAAAGAATTGGAGAAAGACAATCATGTGATGGGACATTCAAAAGATGTTGCATTAAATACTTATGTTAAAGAACCTCAAAAAGATGATGAATAAATTATTTCTTTATTTCATCAAGTCTTTTTTGGGCTGCGATTGATATAGGTTTGTCAATCGCATTTTCATATTTTGTTTCAAGTTCTTCATATTTTTCTTCATTATCTTCAAATAATCCTTCATTTGCATCAAGAATATCTAAAATTCTTTTTGTCGCTAATCTTCTAATATTTTTCCTTTCATCTTGTATTTTTTTTTTATCATCAAAAGCTTTTATTTTATTTCTGAACTTTGTGATTTCTTTCTTAAAGTTTTGTATCGATTCATTATAATAATTTTCTAATTGTTTGATATTTTCAAACTCTGGAACCACATTTTTGGGTTGTTTGATTTCTCCTTTCTTTCTCCTTGCAACAACTTTTCCAATTGCTTTCACTTGTGCTTCACGCTTTTTGAATGCTTCTGTTTCTTTTTCTTGTTTCTTCTTTTCCCTCATTTTCTTGGCTTCTTTTTTCTCTGCATCTGTCTTTGGTTTTGGAAGAACTTCTTTTGCTTTCTTCTGACTAATAACTTTCATTTTTTGTACTTTTCCTTTTGTAACTGGTCTCATTTCGGCTTTCTCATGGTCTATCATATAGCCTTTCTTTTTCAATAAATCAATTATATCTTGTCTTTTCGCACCCTTTGGAATTTTAATTGCCGATAATACATTATGGGCTCTTATTAATTTTCTGATTTCAGATGTTGCAAGTTCTCCATTCTTTTGTCTTTTTACTTCTGACATTCTTTATGTATATATTAGAAAAATAAAATATTTAATATATTATAAAAAATGATTATTCATAAAACCCATTCAAAAAAAGATCTTATAGAATTATTCAAAGAGTTGAAAATTTATCTCAATAAATCATCAAGTAAATGTGATTTATTAAGAGAGATAGATGAAAAAATAGATGATTGTCAATACAATAAACAAATCAAAAATAAAACTGAATTAATTGAATACTTAAAGAACGAAACAACAAAACAAAGACCAAATATAAGTGAGAAAAAGAGAATCATGTTAATATCAAAGAAGGTTATTAAATATTGCAATAATGATTGTATGTTGAATGAATCAACATTTGATTCACATGATTCTTGTTATAATAGTTTGATTTCAATATGTAAATGGGGAGATATTCCATCAGTACGGAGAGCGTGTAAATTATACAATAAATCATCTATGAAAATAAATCATGTAAATCCGAAAATTTCCCCAAGTGTTGAGAGAGATATTATAAACAAAAGATTGATTAAGAAAGTTTATATGACATCTCTTAAAATTAGATATGGAACAAAAGAGAATCCAATTCTTGTTTCTTTTGATTAAAAAAGTGTCTGGGATAAAACTCAAAAAAAATAGAAGTTTATATCATACTTGTTTTATTTCTCTAAAAAATACAATTCTATCTCGGACACTTTTTGCGTAAAAATATAGATTATTTTTTTTCTAATATAATATATAATGAATAAACAAAAATCAATTGATTTACAATATGGATTTAAGTCCGAGGAAGAAATACATGATTATCTTGAAGATATATTTGGAACTCTATTCCGATCAAAGAATAATCCGGAAATGGGAGAATATTATGAATTTGACAAATACAACGAAAGCTATTTTATTGAAATGAAAACAAGAAGAATATTTAAGAAACAATATCCAACATTATTCTTTGGAGAAAATAAATTAATTAAGGGAGATGAAATATTAAAGAAGAATCCAAATTTAAGAATATTTTATTTGTGGAGATGCAAAGATGGTGTTGTTGGTTGGGAACATAAATCATCACCTTATGAAATAAGAAAGAGAGGGAGATGTGATAGAGGAAAAGATGAAATAGATGATTGTGTTGATATAGAACAACAATATATCAAACCAATAAATGAATTATTAAAAGATAAAGAAAATTAAATTATATAATGTTATAAATGGTTGAGAAAACAAAAATAACATATAAAGGAAAATCAAGAAATGTTCCAAAAAGTTATGTTGGAAATTTAAAGGGAGAAGAAAAAAAGAAACAAGTTAAAAGTATTATTGAAGGAAAACCAAGACCAAAAACATCAGCTCCAAAAAAGGAATCAACATGGACTGTAAAGTTCAATAAAAAATATGGAAAACAATTAGATGAAATGAAAGGTGGAAGAAGTAAAAGAAACATTGCAAAGGTTACTGGGATTCCATTCAAAGCCATTGATGAAGTATTCAAGAAAGGTGAAGGAGCTTATAAATCATCTGGATCAAGACCAAATCAAACACCGCAATCTTGGGCTTATGCGAGATTGTATTCGTACATTTTAGGAGGAAATGCAAGAAAGGTTGATAAAGAAATAACAAAAAAATATAATGTAAAATTTCCCAAATAAAAATAAAATATCAAGTATAATGAGGAAATATATTCAAGGTGACATTCATGATGTTATAAAAACTTTGGAAAATAATTCAATTGATTTCATCTATACTGATCCACCATTTTCAACAACGAAAGCAAAATGGGATAAACCTTTGAGATGGGAAGAACTCTTTGAAGAAATGTGGAGAGTACTGAAACCAAATGGAATTATCGCATTACATTCTGCAATCCCTTTCACTTATGAATTATTAAAGTATGAAAAGCCAAAATACAATTATAATTGGAAAAAAAACAATTCAACTGGATTTTTAACAAGTAAATATCAACCTTTAAGAATAATGGAAGAAATATTTATTTATTATAAAAAAAGAGGAACATATAATCCACAAATGATTGGAGATAAATTTGTTCCAAAAAGAAATGTAAAGTATGGAGGAAAGAATGGATATTGGGGAGATGATGGAATAAATAAAAATAATGAATACATCGAAGAGGAAGGACACAAAGGAAAATTTCCGACAACATTTCTTGAATATCCAATCTTAAAAGGAAAAGGAAATGGAATAACAAGACCAAATGAAATGATAGATTATTTCATTAAGACTTATTCAAATGAAGATGATGTCATATTGGATATGACATGTCATAATGAAATTGTTGGAAAAAGATGTGAATTATTAAAAAGAAATTATATTGGAATAGATATTGAAGAAATCATTTCTTCTTCTTCATAATTAAGTAACCATTTAATTCATCATCATCAATTATTCTTAATCTCATTAATGCGAATAAACAATTCATAAACATGATATGGTCTGATGCATAAATGGGTTTTTTATTTTTTTTACGATTTAAAATCATATTACAATATTTAAGATATGTTTCAATTTGTACTTTAATTGGAATATGTTTTGATTTTCTTATAATATACTCGCCTTGATAAAAATATCTTTCAAATGTTTTCTTCTTTGATAAAGGATAAGAAGAAATCAACAAACCTTTGAAATATAAATTCAAAGAACCTTCTGAACCATTGCGAATCATTTTCTCTATATATTAAATATATAAAACATATATATTTAAGTATTATTAATCTATTTTTATACAATTAATCATTATTTATACCATTTAAAGAGGTAAAATAGGCATTTAAAGGTAATAATTCCGGAATTATTGTATCTTTTAAGTATTTTAAGGGTATAATTTAAGTTTATAACACTTAAAGAGGTATAATATTTGATTATTTCTTATTAAATTTGAATAAAAATGTATTATTTAAGATTAATAATTAAAATATTACATTTAACAAATGAGTGTTTATATAAAAAAAGATAATAAAGGAAAAAAAAGAAATGACACACCAACAGATGAAAGGGTTTGTGAATTTTTATTTCATTTAATTAAAGAACATTACAATCCGAAATGTATTCTTGATCCATGTTGTGGTGATAGAAGATTAACAAAAAGATTTGATTGTGATATTATCAATTATGAAATAAAAGAAGGAACTGATTTTTTAAAAGAGACAGAACATATTGATTGCGATTTTGTTATAATGAATCCACCATTCAATGTTGGTACTGGAAGAAAATTATCCGTTGAAGTTTTTATGGATAAAGTATTGCAATTGGTTGATAATAATATTCCAATTATCATGATAAGTCCGATGGGATTTAGATTGAATCAAAGAATCAATAGTTCAAGATGGAAAAAGATTCGTGATACATATCCGCCAATTGATTCAATTATTTCTCTTCCAATTGATATATTTGAAGAAACACTTTTTCATTGTGAAATAATATGTTTCAATTGTTCCAAATTTAAAGGCCATTATTTTTTGAATATTTAAGTTTTTATTTTTGCGGTATTTCTCTAAAATTATTTTCTATGTTAAAATATAAATGGATAGAAAAAAGATATTTAAAAACAATTTGAGTATGAATATTAAAATGAATAATAATAATAATATGATTAAGTTGGTTGCATTCAATTATGATACAGACGCCAATTGGAACAAATGGAACCCAGTTGATTATAACAAAGAACAAGTTGATGAAATTATAAAAAAATGTAAAGAAACTCCAACATGTCTATTTGAAAATTTGTTGGGTGATACTAAAATAAAACCATTTTATGATATTGATATAATGATTGAAGAAAAGAATGTTCCAAGTATGACAAAGAAAGTGAGGTTCATTCAAAGTATTAAGGAACAAACACTTGAAGTTCTCAAACCATTATATCCAGATTCAGACATCGCTGTGGCTTGTTCTCATGGTGACAAAAAAAAACAATATCAAGAAAAGGGAGTTCAGAAAACAAAGACTGGTTTCGCAATATCTTTTCATTTTGTTATGAATGGTTATGAAACAACTATTGATGAATTAAGAAAGTTCAACGCAAAACATAAATTATATAACATAAAATTTAAAGATGAAAACAATTATTTGGAAAATGATTCAAAAGAAATTATGATGTTTGACAAAGGAATATATAGAAAGAATGGATTGATGAGAATGATATTGTGTCACAAACCAAAAGATGACAGAAAGAAAATCGCATCAAGTCACAGAAAAGAACCATTGAAACATTTCTTTCATTCAAATGATTTCACCAATCCAAATGCAAAAGATCTTCCAGACATGTCACCACCATCATCTCCACCACAATCTCCAAAAGCTAATGTTGAAGAAAAAGATGATTTTGAGTTTGATTCAATTCCAGTTCCAAAACGCAAATATGATTCAAAAGAACTTCAAGATATTTTGGATATTATAAAGAATGAAGAATGTTTTCAATATCAAACATGGATTGAAGTTGGTATGGCTCTTCATAATATCACAGAAGGTGATGGAATTGGTTTTGCACTATATCACGAATGGAGCAAATGTGATGAAAAAGGTTATGATGGAGTTGGAAGTGTAAGAGGGAAATGGGATAGTTTCAACACAGATTCAGATGGAAACAAACTTGGTTTGACATATCTTCGCAAATTAAAGAATAAGTACAAACCACCAGAACAAGAAAAACTCCAAACATTAGAAGCTTTATTCAATCATGTTCTTGAAACTAATTATCAAAAGAGACTTCAATTTTGGATGCAAAATGGAGAAGAAGATGAAGAAGAACCTTCAAAGAAAATTTTCATCAAAGGTGCGTTAAAAGAAATGTTGAGGGTTATGAATACTCAAATGATTTTCTGTCGTGAAACTGGTGATTATATTATTATGGATAAGAAGATTATTTTGAAAGAAGATGGAACAGAAAAATGGGACAAGTGCTGGTATTTGAAAGGGCCGACAAAAGCCAAAGACCATTATCAAAAAGAGATATTCACATACACATATCAAGACGGACAAAAGACGATTAATAAACAAATCAATCCATTCAAAGAATGGTGTATGTGGAGTGACCGAAGAGAAGTCAGAAAGATTGATTTTGACCCAAGAGACAACGCCCCAAAAGATATTTTCAATCTTTGGAATGGGTACAATATCAATAAAGAAGATGCAGAAGATTTTGATGAAAAAGAAGCCGAACCAATTTTGAATCACATTAAGACATGTTGGTGTGATGGAGATGAAGAATCATACAATTATGTCTTGAATTGGTTCGCTTGGATTCTTCAAAATCCACACAAAAAATCCGGAGTTGTTTTGGCTTTGAGGTCAAAACAAGGTGGAGGAAAGGGTGTTGTAATTAGTAAATTAGATGAAATTATTGGAGACACACATTTCTGTCAAAATTCTAACGCCAATTATTTGTTCGGTGATTTCAACGGACAACTTGAAGGAAAGATTTTGATTAATCTTGATGAAGCTTATTGGGGAGGTGATAAGAAAATGGAAGGACAAATGAAAAATAAAATTACAGAAAAAAAACAAACTATCAACAAAAAAAATAAAGAAGCTTACGGTATTTCATGTTATGCAAATTATATGATTTCAACAAATGGTGAATGGTTCGCCGGTGTTACGGAAGATGATAGAAGATATTATTGTCTTGAATTAAACAATAAATACGCTGGAAGAATGACAAAAGAAAAAGAGGATTATTTCAAACCGATTATTGAAGCGTCAGCTGGTTCATTCGCCAAAGTACTATATAACAGAGATATTTCAGATTACAATCCAAGAATCTTCAAAAAGACAGCTCTTCTTCAAAATCAAGTTGAAAGGAATTGGAATAGTGTTGCATCGTGGTGGAATAGTGTTATGAGAGATGGTGGTTTTACACTTGGAAATGATTTCATAGATTGGAACACACTTCATAAAGAAGGAAGTGACAATTATTTTGAAGATATGAGAAAAAAATGTGGAATCAAAATCAAGAATAAACAAGGAGATAAAAAAACAGCTTATTTGAAAACTTGGATTCATCAAGTTTATATGTCAGTCAATAGTGATACAAGAAAATTTCAAGATAATCGTTTCTTTGATTTTTTAAGGAATCGATGTTTGGGCGATTTGTATTCGGAACAAAAAATCCAAAAGAAGAAAGAAAGACGCATTTATATCATATTTCCATCAATTGATGAGGCGAGAGAAAAATGGAATGAAATGCAAGAATATGAATATAAGTATGAGGAAGAGGGCGATGAGTGGGAAGTGTGTGATGATAGTGATAGTGATGAAGATTAATATGTACTCTTTTTTTTAGTTGGATAATTTTGGAAAACATCTTTTGGTTTAACTTCTTTTTCTTTTTCTAATTCTTTTTTAATATTTAATTGAATATTATCATGATTTTCAATTGGTTTAACATTAACAACTTTCTTATTTTTTGACTTTTTCGCCATCTTATAATATTATTATATAATTTTATTTTTAAAATTTAGAAAATATTTTTATATTAATATAATATAAAATGAGTTTAATAGTCACCTCTAATATCGGACAAGACGAGATTGATGAATCAAATGCATTCAAGCCTTTCTCATATCAGAACGCGTTGCGTAACACATACAAGATTCCAGCAAATTCTGAAATAGCTCTTCAATCGGCCAAGATTAATAAGAATTCTTTATTGGTTGTTGATAGAACAAACACCACTTATTGTCATTATTTTGGAACTCCAATTGGAGGAAACGCATCAACAGAAATTGAAGATATTGAATCATCAACCACTATTCCATTTTTTGGGATTGGAGGAACTGGAACAGCTTTCAGAGATGGAAAAAGAGTTTCAAGAAATACAACAGATTTCGCAAATGATCTTGAAAAATCATTTGCGGAAACAGCCTTTCACCCTTCACTCATAACCGGAGAAAATCCGGTGACCGCAAATATTGTTGTTGAACCAAACTATGTATCGGCGACAAATGCGTTTGATGGTTACAAATGGACTTTCACGCAACAGACCGCAAAGACCACACTTAATAATGCGTCTATTGGAGATAGTTTCACAGATATTTCTATTGATTCACAAGGTGGTTTCACAACTGGTGCTGGAACAATCACATCAAGTGGTAAAAATGGTTTTTACGCTCAAACAAGAGTTCAACCAATAGCTCAAAACAACGGAACATGTATAATGAATTTTAGTGGATTGAATACTGGTGGAGCTGGTACAAGAAATCCATTTATTGTTGGTTTATCTCGTATCAATACACAAAAAAATGTGTTGGGTGCGGATATTAGTATTCCGAACATTTACAATTTCGGAGCGAATCAAAGTGCGAATTTTTTTGAAACTGGAATACAAGGGCGAGGTTTTTATGATGTTTGTATAGTTAGAAGTGGTGATTTATTGTATGTTTTCCAATCTGGAACAAGTTCAAATGGCGGAATATGTATGAATGAAGTTCAATATTATGGAAGCCATAACGAAAATTTTGCGACACAATATGACATCGCCACAAATGGGGCGTCTTATGTAAAAGTTCGTTTTACATTACAAAATGAAGAGATAAAGATTGAACTTGGAAACGCTTCTGACGCTTACAAAATCTTATGTGATTTCACGACCATGAGAAGTGCAACAAATAGCTCCGGTGCAGCCAAAGATGTAGCTCCAAAGAATAAATTTATGAATCCAACTAATTGTGCGAAATGGAATTTATTCCCAACATTTTCATGTTCCAGAGGAAGTGGAAAAACATTAACAATTGAAAGTCTTCAACATTACACAAATTATCCAGCTTATACTGATACGAATTATTTGGAACATAATTGGTGGGGGAAAGTTGAGTTTAATGGGGAAGAAGCTCTCGCAGAAGAAGTTGAATCTCGTGCGTGGAATAGTCGTAGTACAACGACAATTTTAGCTCCAAAAGGTGTGAATGCGTCTGGTGGAATGAAAGATTATAGAAATACAATAATCACCTCAAAATCTCTTGAATATGGAGCCAATGTAACAGATCAAGCAAATTCTCAAATGTCTTTTGGATTTAGTGGAAGACCAATTTCATTCCCTCAATCTGATTCAACTGACCTTGTGACAATTGTTAAGAGTTTGAAAGCTCCAACAATTACTTCCGGAGCTTCTCTATTTGTGAGATTGAATAATTTCACACAAACTTCTTTGAATGCAAGACAAGGAAGTGTTTCAAAAATTGTCGCTCATCTTCCAAGATTTGATAATGGAGGAAATGAAACTGGGGCTTTATATTTTGAACCTCATGAAAAAACATATATTGATCTAAACAATCCAGAAGATTTATATATAAATTCTTTTGATGTTGATATTGTCTATGATAATGAAACATTTTGTACTGCATTAAATGGAAAGACAATCATTTGTTTCCACATTCGCAAAAAATTAGTTCGTTAAATCATTTAAAAAATTATCTATTATAATATATAGATACAATGGATTTATCAGAAGAACAAATTCAAAAGATTTTGGAAAATTACAAAAAAAAGCGTATAAGAGAAAATAAATATTATCATGAAGTTGTAAAAAATAAAGAAGATTTTATTATGAAGAATCGAGCAAGAGCAAAAGCACATTATGAAAAAAACAAAGATAAGAAAAAAGAAAAATATGAAAATAACAAGGATTTGATTTCAGCTAAAAATTTATATAAGTATTATCTGAAAAAAGATAATGTTGAAAAGTTCAAAGAGAAACATGAATCAAAGTTTAAGATGTTAGTTGATAAAAATATGATATAATTTTTAATATGTTTTTTTAATCTATTTTTTTATATACTCATAATATAAATATGAGCGAATATACCGATATAACTCTGATAAATTGTAATAGGTCGGCGTCAGTTGAAGCGAGATCCAATAATAATTCAAATCCGGCTGTTTTTACAAACCCTTTGCAACAGACTATCCGATTAAATGTTGGAGATAAAGTTTCAGTTGATAGGGCTTTTATTTCAGAAGTCGGAGCCGGAAATCCATCAACAATTGAATTTAAAGGAAATGTAAAGGGAAAAAATAAAGTTGCAACATATACAGATATTCAAAAAACTGATTTTTTTTACACGAAATCAACATCATTTAATCCAAATTATCGTCTTGGAAATTATAGAACTATTTCAACTTTTACAAAAGCAAATGAAGAAGTTGATTTAAAAGATAATCTCGCTCCGATGATTATTGGTTATTATATCACATCAAATGAATATCCAAATTATATTCAACAACCAAGGAGATTCACCCATGGTGATTATACAAGAGGAGCTGATTCAACCAATTCGCAAATTTACACAAGAAACGATGAAGAGGCTGATGGATTGTGTAGATATACAATTAATCCAAACTTATATGTCACAGAAGATTGGGTGAAAAGAAATATTTCAAGTGGTTCTCAATTTAAACAAAGAGTTGATAATACACGATTCACATTATTTATCAAAGATGAAATAAGATATTCCGCCGATGTTGTTTCAGAAAACGCACAAGTCGTTCGCATGTATCCACAAGATTCTGTGAATGGAATATTTTCCGAAGGAAATTATTTACGAGTTAGAGAAAGAATTGATTTAAGTGTCAATCAAGGTTTCAACACAGCGAGTGCAACCGCAAATCAATTGACACAACAATTGACAGAAACAAAGAAACCAATTAATTTTAAAATATTAGATTCAACTGGTTTTGAAAGAACCATTACAAAAATAACTGAATCAACAACATATAAACCAATAGACGCTCAAAATTTATATAATTTCAATAATGGTACTTATACATCTTTTATGTCTGGTGTTGTATCTTCAACAGCACAAGTCACACAAGATAATCTTGATTATATTTCAACATTTGGATATATTGGAATTAAAAGACCAGAAATATATGAAGCCGGAAAAGACATGATGGAGGAACAAGTCATCAAAGCAACTGCAATCATTTCAAATGGAATACAATTGACAGATTGGCTTTTGGGTGATTATTTCAAAGGATTGCAAGTCGTTCGTGAAATAACGAACTTTGATCCACCTCAAAGACTGGTTGATGAAGATGAGCCAATCATTTTAAATGTAAAATATACAAAAGAAAATTGTGAATCATTATTGAAATTATTTGACGCACAAAGATTGTATCCGGAAATTTGGGATTCTTTGAAAGATTCTGTTGATTATGATCCAAGTGAAGTTGATTTAACACCAGCCGGAGCTGAATATCCAGATAAAGACAATTCAAGATTTTTACATATAAATGTTTATACATCAGACACCGGAGAATCTCCAAGTCAATCTCAACTTGGTGAAGACCATTTCAAAATTGAGACTGGTTCAGAAAATGTCAATAAATGTTCTTCGGCGGTTTTCTTTGTGTATGATGATTCAACAAGGAATGATTTTGTTGATGGAAAAGATTATGATTTAATCAATAAACCACTCATGATGGGTTTCGCAAGACCGGCCGTAGTTCTTGAAGGGCCGGCCGGAGGTACTTTAACAAAGGAATATTATATTCAATTAGACACAAGACACAGAGGAGGTTTGTCTGAAACTTTATTCACAGAAACCGGTCAGTTTCCAAACACAACCGCAATCAAAAACAAAAGAAGAATTGGATTTGATTTGCATTCATCAGCATTTTCAACAGCCATCATCACACCATATTGTGGATATAGTGACAGAGATATTGGTGTTGATGTGGCTATAATTAATAGTTCTGGAAATGCAGCCACAACAGAACAATCTTCGACTCATAATATTATGGTTGATGTGAATGCGAGTAACTCTGGAATTGATATAACACCTTATCAAACGATGACATATATTGGAGCAAATAATCCAGCTTTTGATTATAATTCCACATCAAATCGTTTTGAAATTAGAAGATTTCACACAGCCAATAATGTCGGAGATAGATTGATGGCGGGTTGTCAATTGACCGCAATCAATTCAAAAACTAAAATTCCAACTCCACAAAATAGAGTTATTCCACCATCAATAAATGCGGACGCAAACTCCGTTGTTTATAAGATAAATCCAAGACCACCACAATTTGGTTTCTCTCCAACTTTCAAACCTTACAACAGATATAATCAAGGTTATAGGGCTGGTGTCTATCCAGAAACACCAGATTCGGTTCATGGAAATTCAACAAATAAAGGTTTAAATACAAATAATTTTGAAGCTGGAAATATAAATGTTGAACCATTTTCAATATTTGATTCACATGGTGGAATCTATATAGATAATTGGGGATATAATGAAGAAAATTGGGAAGATAATCTTTGGGACATTTTAGGATTTGATTATTCAGCCGTGAATGCATCTGTTTCTGAAATAAACACATTAAAAAATCGTGTCAATAATGATAATAATTCATCTTTGTATCGTCCAACAACAAATGCGGAAATAGTTTCAACAGATTCAAAAGTACTTATTGGAAATTTATTCGGTGGAAACATGTATTATACTTCCCTTCCATATCCACAAAATATTGTTGAATATGAAACATATTTAAGTTATACAGACACAGCCCCAGATCCAGATGTTCTACATTATGCATTTAGACCAAAAGGAACTATTGGAACTCCACTCACATTTTTTCCAGAGATTACAATCAAAACTGAATCAACTTCTATTGTCGCAACTGATATTCAAAAATCTGTTCTTAAACCATATTATGAAATAAGGAGTTCAATTATTGAAGGTTATTCAACCATTGGAGGAAATCCAACTGGTTCTCATCTTCCACTCTGTTGTGTCGTTGATAAGTATTCCGCCAATCGTGACTATTTTCTGGGAAATCCAAGTGAGCTGTCATTCACTATCACAAAGCCAACTATGTTGTCAGATATTACAACATCGATTCATGACCCAGATGGAGAATATGCAAATGTTGATTTGACTTCGGCCATTATTTACAAAATAACAAAAATAAAGAGAACGCCAACAGATATTATTCAACAAATTTTAAATCCAGATAAAAAAGATGAAAAAAAACAAAAATTATAATTTCAAATAAAATATAATATAATAATATATAAAATGACCGATAAGTGGATTCCAACACATGATTTTGTTGAAAAGGTTTCGGAGATTCAGAAGATAAGAAAACTATGGATTAAAGAAGAAGATGGTGAAAAAGATTATTCTTTTTTTGATGATTTGTTATGTTGTAAGTTTTCAAAACAATGGGAGGTTGAACCATTTATGGATAAAGTTGCAGAATTGACGGAAAATCCAGATGTTGAATATTCCGAAATTTGGAAAGTATTTTGTGCGTAATTATCAAAATTATTTTCTATGTTAATAATATAATATGGATCCAAGTTACTTTGAAGAAGTTGTTTCAATTTTAGCTATGGTTGGAAGACCAGATTTAATTCAAGAATTGAAAGAACATGTAAAGATTGACGAAGATTACAAACCACCAAATTTTGTAAAGAAGGAAAAATTAAGTGATAGTGAAGGTTCAGCCACATCTGAAAGTGATTATGATGTTGAAGTTGATGAAGATGGATTTCAGAGTTTAAAATAATTTTATAACATATATTTTTATCTTTTCATATATAATATAAATATGAAAATGACTATTGAAAAAGGTACGGCGAAAAATAAAAAGCTCAAAGCCATATTTTATGACGATTCCGGAAAGAAGATAAAAACGACACAATTTGGTGACGATAGATATTCAGATTATACAATCCACAAAGACAAATCAAGACGGAGTAAATACAGAGATCGTCACAAAAAAGATTTAGAGAAGGGCGATTATATGTCGGCTGGTTATTTAAGTTATTATATATTATGGGGGGCATCTACTAATTTAAAGAAAAATATTCAAGCTTATAAACGAAGATTCAAGTTAAAATAATTAGTAACAACCGGAAAATGGATTGTGTTCTTTTGGAGGTTGAACCGCTCTCATGATTGTGTTTCTCAATTGTTGTTCTTCCGCTTCTTTTTTCAATCTTTCTTGTTTTTCTTTCTTTCTTTGTTTGCGAATTTTCTCATAAGACATTATGGCTTCAAGTTGAGCTTTTTCAAGATCTTTCTTTGTAATCCATGTTTCAGATGTCTTTTGAGTTGGTGCATTATCTTTTGGAGGTTCATCTTCTTCAACTTCTTGTTTCAATTTTTGTACTCTTTTCACTTTTTGTTTCTTCAATAATTCTTTCTCTTGTTTTTCAAGTTCTTTGTCCTTTTTCTTTTCTTCGGCCTTTTGTTTTCTCACAGCCATCGCTTTCTCTCTTGCAAGTCTTAATTTTTCTTTGTGTTCTTCTGACATAGGGGGACGAGCTTTTCTTGGTTTTCCATTTTTATTCAAAGATGGTTCTTTCTTTGGTTTCTTTTCTTCTTTTTTAGGTTCAAAAATTTGTTCTTTCTTTTCTTCAATTATTTCTTCATCAGAATCGATTTTAACTCTTAAATCTTCTGAAACTTTTTCTTCAACATTTTCTTCAATTTCACTTTCATCATCACTTGGAATAAAATCCATTTTCACTTCTGGTATAAAATCCATTCTTTATAAGTATAAAACATTTTATTATTTTTCTATAAATTATTATTTTTTTTAAAGATTGTCTATAAATTTATTACAAATATTATTTCTTATTATATTTTATTGAAACTTTCAATTAATCAAAAAAGTGTCTGGGATAGAATTGATTTTTTACATTATTAATTTTTTTGGTTTATAATTTTACAATCAATGTTTTTTTTGAGTTTTATCCCAGACACTTTTTATTCACAAACACTTTGAATAAATTTCATTGTTTCTTCACTTATAGTGAAACAATCTAAATGATTATTTCTGAATTGTTCTTTATCAATAGTGTTTGATTTATGACATAATTGAATCATTACTTTCTCCGGAAGAGTTATTGCAACTTGTTGTAAGTTACTATTCATCATCATTTTTTTCCCCTCACCAATAGATGTCTTTGGAAATTTAGAAGTACTTTTGAACCATTTTTTCGTCATCATCATGGAACATTCATGTATAAGTTCTTTATTGTCTCCACATGTTAAAAAATAAAAATCATCATTTGTATATGGAGAAAATAAGAATATCATTTTGTCACAACCAACACAACCGGCTCCATTTTCAATCATGGTTTGATAAGAATGAGATATGTATGTTGATTGATAAAAATCATCATCGTCCATAAATACAACAATATTGTTTGAAGCTAATTTAATCAAATTATTTCTTTTTAAACCAATACTTCTTCTTTGTTTTGATCTAAATAGTTTCAATTTAATAGGTTTCAAAGCTTCTGCAAAAGATTCAAAATCTTCAATAAATGGTTCATCACCATCATCATCAATCCACAATTCCAATTTATCATGTGGATAATCTTGAACTTTAAGATTTCTAATTAGTAAAGGTGAAAATTTTCTTCTGTTGTAAGTGGGACATAAAACAGAGATATTTGGAAAATCAGTCATTTATAATATATATTAGAAAAAAAATATTAATATAGAAACCAACCGGACTTGATACTTTCTTTATGTTTATAATCTTTTTCTTTTTGATCTAAAATTTCTTTTATTTCTTTTAAATCGGATTTGATACAGATGACATCAACCTTCATTTCATTCAACATTCGGTTCATAGCATGTAAAGTATTTTTCACATCAACTATCGGTTTAACTTGAAATGGCGTTTCGTCGCTCATCTATATATTGGATTGATATTTTAATTATATTCAGAATAAAATTTAAATATTTAAAATATAATAAAATATGAGTGAAAGTGAAGGACAACTACAAGATTATAGTGTGGATCAATTGGCGGGAGCAGTTGTATTAGTTCTTGGGGCAATCGCTGGTTTATTGCAAGTCATATGGATGTCAAAATGTCATTGTAAAGTTAATCTTTGTTATTTGTTCCGTTGCGAAAGAAGGCCTCCCACAGAAGAAGAAATGAAATCATTGAAACAGAAAACACAAGAATTGAAGGGGAAAAAAAATAATAAACCACAAGAAACCGAACCAGAGCCAGAACCAGAACCAGAAGCGGTCAATCCATAAATTTTATTTTCTAATATATATTATAAATGATTAGAGTTTTGGAATTATTTAGTGGAACTGGTTCTGTTGGAAAATGTTGTGATAAATTAGGTTGGGAAGTTGTTTCAGTTGATATGATATTTGAGGCGACACATAAATGTGACATTATGGATTTTGATTATAAACAATATCCAAAAGATTATTTTGATATTATTTGGGCGTCTCCGCCTTGCACTAATTATTCAAGACTTCAAGATTGTTTTTTAGGAAAAAAAAGAAAAGGTGTCATTTATACAAAAGAAATTCAAGAAGAAGAAATGAAAAATGATGATAAACTTGTAAAAAAAACATTAGAAATAATTGAATATTTCAATCCGGAATATTGGTACATAGAAAATCCAGCTGGTTCAAAAATGAAAGATCGTCCATTTATGAAAGATATTCCAAATTATGTTTTGGATTATTGTATGTATTGTGATTGGGGATATAGAAAAAGAACACGAATTTGGACTAATAAAAAAGATTGGAAACCAAAATTATGTGATGGAAAAGGAACATGTGGAAACATGATTGATACACTTCACAAAAACAATCTTGGAAATACTGAAAGAATGAAAAGGGCTCAAAAAAAACTTCAAGTTCAAGGGAGGGGTATTAATAAATCAACGACACAAAAAGAACGATACAGAGTTCCAGAGGATTTAATTTTTAGTTTATTTTTGGATTAAAAATATATATATATAATATAAACATAATATGGAACCTCCAAAGATACTTCCAGTCAAAGATGTAAATGAAGGGGAAGGAAGAAAATTTCACCCCAATCTTCCAGATGTTGGATTAGGTGTAAAAGGAAAAGGAGTTGTATTGGTTTTATTAGCTCCGAGGGGCGTGGGAAAAAGTACAATCGCCACCAATATTTTGATGAACCCTTCGTTTTTCGGAGATGAAAAAAGTCCAAATGGTTCAGCTTTTGATGAAGTTTATGTTATATCACCAACAATAAATGTTGATAAAACATCAAGATTCATGAAGAAAAAGTTTATAACATTTGATAATTATCACCCAGACATTATCAAAGGAATATTAGAAAATCAATTGTCACTTGGAGATGACGCACCAGAGATTGCAATATTTATTGATGATAGTGTTGGTTTGATGGATAAAGAATTAGCCATGTTGGCGACAAGAAGTCGTCATTACAATATAAAATTATTGATGATAAGTTCTCAAAAATTCAAAGGAGCTTTGGATCCAGTGTTGAGGGTGAATATAACCGACCTCATTGTTGGAAGTCCATTTCCAAATATGAAAGACCTTGAAGCCGTAGCCGATGAATTTGGAGACCAATTCAAAGGAAAGAAAAATTGGTTAAGAATGTATAATGAAGCCACTCCAAAAAAATATGATTTTGCATATATGAAATTATCAAATCCGGCGATAATGTATCATAATTTTGAAAAAGAAATATCACCAGAAAAAGAAAATTAATTTATTATAAAAAAATTAAATAATATCATATAATATAAAATATGGACTTATATGGAACCGGAGCTTCTGTCGGACAAGCCAATTCATTATCAGCCGAAGTGAGAAACGCCAATCTTGGTGTCGAAAGTGTCAATTCAGATTTAGCTGAAAAACTTGACACCGCAAAACAAGAAGAAAGCCAAACTTCACTTGAAAATCAAGCGATAAACATGTATCAAGGGGGACAAGCTTTGACATCATTTGTTGGAAATCCAGAAGTTCAAG